TTCTAAAAAATCATGCCACAGGAAACCAATCTTAATGTTGCTCCTTATTTTGATGACTTTGATACGCAGAGCAATTACTATAAAGTACTATTCAAACCTGCTTATCCAGTTCAGGCAAGAGAGTTAAACAATCTTCAGTCCATACTGCAAGATCAAGTCGAAAACGTAGGTAATCACTTTTTTAAGGAGGGAGCTAAGGTTATTCCTGGGCAAACAACTTATTTGAGTAGTTTTTCTGCAGTTCAAATTGAACCTCAATTTACAGGACTGCCCGTATCTACTTACCTGGATCAATTAATTAATAAAACACTTACAGGTAGAAGATCTGGAGTTACTGCTAAAGTAGTAAAGTATTTGACAGACTCAGAGTCTGAAAGAGGTAATTATACACTATACGTAGATTATGTAGAGTCCGGTACAGATTCATCATCAACTAAAGAATTCTTTGATAATGAAATTCTTAGTGTTAGTGAAACTATAAGTTTTTCCAATACTTTTATATCTGCAGGAGAAGGAGTTGCTCAAACTCTAGCATCTAATTCTTCTGCTCTTGGCTCTGCATTTGGGATAAGCAATGGAGTTTATTTCTTAAGAGGATATTTTGTTGATGTATTTGATCAATTAATGATTCTTGATCAATATAGCAATACTCCCAGTTATAGGATAGGATTATATGTTCAAGAAGAATTAGTTTCTTCTGAAAGTGATAGAAGTTTAAATGATAATGCTCAAGGATTTAGTAATTTTACTGCGCCAGGTGCAGATAGATTAAAAATTTCTGCAGATCTTGCTAAAAGAGATTTAGATGATTTTGATGATCAGAATTTTGTTCAAATAGCAGAAGTACGGAATGGTATTTTAAGAGAACTGGATAAAGGTGGTGTATTTAACCAACAGTTGANGGATGAATTAGCAAGAAGAACTTTTGATGAGTCCGGACATTATTATGTAAGAGAATTTGTGACTACCATGAAAGATAGTCTCAATAATGGATTTGGTAATAGGGGTCTTTTTAATGTAGATCAGCTTACTTCTGGTGGCAGTAAGCCCAGTAAGGATTTGGCTGTATATAAAATATCGCCAGGAAAAGCATATGTTAGAGGATATGAAATTGATAAAAATACTCATTCTTACTTAGATTGTCCCAAACCCAGAACTACAAATACAGCAGAAAATCAAGCTGTTAATTTTGGTTTTGGTCCTACTTGGAGAGTTAATAGAACAACTGGATCACCATATGTTGGATTTAATACTAGTACTACTTTGGGTTTAAGAAGTAGGAGAGTTGGAGTTGATTCTACTACTGCTGCNGGTACAGAGATTGGAATTGCGAGAGTTTATGATTTTGCTTTAGAATCAGGTGCTTATGATTTACCCAATCCTAATCTAAACAGATGGGATTTATCTTTATTTGACGTTCAAACTTATACTGATATTTCAATTAATGAGGCGCATACCATTCCAGTTCCTTCTTTCGTAGAAGGTCAATCTAGTGGTGCTACTGGTTATTTAAGAACTGAAGTAGTAGTAGGGACTGGAATAACTGTTTATGGAGGAAAGGGTAATTTTGTTATTGGAGAAAGAATTACTTTCAATGGAATTGGAACAGATGCAAGAACAGCAATAGGAGTTACTCAATATTCCCTTTCAGATGTTGAATCCGTTTATGGTAATACTACTAGTGGATCTGGTACTGGAATTAATACCTTTACTGCGGATCTCGTTACTTCAACAGCAAGAGTTATTGGTATTGCATCAATTTCAGCTGCTCCTACTATTTCTTGGATTAAAACCAATGGTAATATTTCTGGAGGTGTTACAGTAACTTCTCCGGGGTTCACATGGCCAGGTATTGTTACTACAGGAGATCTTGTTAGTTTTAGTGTTGGTGGGCAAACAGATAAGCATTTTGCGAGAGTAGAGAGTGTTGCTACTAATTCTATTGGTATTTCTTCAGTAGCTAATGTTATTGGTATTTGTACTGGAGATTTGCCTCATGGTAATGGAGGTACTTTAAATGTTACTNCAACTGAAGTAACCAATTTTACTCTTTTAGAATCTAGATTNCAAGAACAACTTTCATCTGGTAATGCTGCAAATAATGAATCACTTTATAGTATCTTTCCTAGAAAGAATATAGAATCTATAAATTTTGTTGATAATACTTTAGATATTAGAAAGCAATTTAATGATTTACAAATCGATGTAAATGGAGATTCTAGCACTATAACTGCTGGGACTGATGAAGTGTTCCTTTCTTTTGATGAAGAAAGATATACTATGGTTCGTTCTGATGGATCTATTATTTCTCTTACACAAGGTAATTTAGATTTTGGGTCTGGAAATACAACACTTACTTTTAAAGGTCTTGAATCAGGATTCAATAATATAGCTAAAGTTACTGCNACTTTACGTCAGAGTAAGATTACATCGAAACAAAAAGTTAGAAATATTGGAGCTACTACTTTAATTGAGTATTCAACTAATTCAGCATCAGGAACAGATGTCTCTGGAGGTGCTGCAACTTTAAATGATGGATTGACTTTTGGCAATTATCCGTATGGAACTAGAGTTCAAGACGCCGCAATTTCTCTTAATGTTCCAGATGTAACTGTACTTTATGGGCTTTTTGAATCACAAGATACTGATGATCCAGTACCTCCCAGCATGACTGTTGGTTCTATGGATGGTCCTACCTCTACAAGTAGTGATCTTATTATTGGTGAAGAGGTTGTTGGATCTATTAGTGGTTCAAGGGGAAAATATATCAGTAAACTTTCTAATACTTCTATTCAATTCATCTATATGAATCAGACTGTATTTGCAAATAATGAAGTTGTTAAATTCCTAGATTCTGGTATAAGTGCTGTTGTATCTAGTGTTAGTATTGGAAGTAAGAATATTACTCAAAACTTTACTCTTTCATCTGGGCAAAAGAGCAGCATTTACGATTATGCTCGTCTTTTAAGAAAAGCAGATGCACCTATTCCTTCTCAGAAACTTAAAGCTTGGTATTTAAGTGGTAGTTATAATTCTTCGGATACTGGAGATATAACAACAGTTAATTCATATAGTGATTTTGAGTATGGAAGTGAGATACCTAGTGTAAATGGGGTTAGGTGTAGTGATATTGTTGATTGTCGTCCAAGAGTTAGTGATTTTAGTGTAAGTGCTGGATCAAGATCTCCTTTTGAATTTTTAGGAAGAAGTTTTGATGGAGGACAACATAGTTCTAAAAATGTTATAGCTAGCGATGAATCTATCATCTTAGATTATGATTATTATTTACCAAGAATTGATAGGATTTATTTAGATNAAGAGGGATTATTTACTGTNAGATATGGAGTTCCTGCTGATAATCCTACTCCTCCAGAGGGAATTGCAGGAGCAATAAACATTGCTAATGTATTTTTGCCTGGATATCTCTTTAGTATTGAGCAGGCTAAGATAAAATTTATTGAATATAGAAGATATCAGATGAATGATATCAATAGATTGGAACAAAGATTAAGAAATGTTGAGTATTATACGTCTTTAAGTAGGTTAGAACAAAATGTTGCTAGTCAATTTGTTCCAGATGCTAATGGATTGAATAGATTTAAAAATGGATTTTTTACTGATAAATTTAATGATCTAAGTGGACAAGATTTGGGTGTTGGTATTAGAAATAGTATTGATAGGTATAGAGGAGAACTTCGTCCTTCTCACTATACAACATCTTTCCTAATGCAACTTGGATCAGATGCTGTTGCTGGTATTGGAACTACTGCAATAAGTTCAGATCCTAGATTTGCAAATATTCTAGGAGCCAATATTAGAAAAAATATAAAGAATGATGGTGATCCATGTAGTGTTATTTGTTTGGATTATGATGACGCCGAGTGGTTAACTCAACCCTTTGCTACTAGGAGTGAAAGTGTAACTCCTTTCCTTGTAAGATTTTGGCAAGGTACTTTATCTTTAAATCCCACTGCTGATGTGTGGATTGATCCTAATCAATTAGATACTAGANAAGTTACTATGATGGGATCTCTTGATGGTCTTGCTGGTGCTATGAGAGTAGAGCTGGAAGGTGAGCCTGGATCTAGATCGGGTGTAAGTCCTGTTATTTGGGGTGCATGGGAAACCACGGGGGTTGATGTTGACTTTAGTCTTGATATGAATAACTCAACAGAGTCCAATCCTTCTTGGCGTCAGGGCACTGCTAGTGATTTGGGTGTATTGGCTGCTGATGATTGGAGAGCTGAGGCATGGGGAGCTGATACTAATTTCCCTGAGACTTTCAAAGTTCAAGAAGAAACATCAAGTACCACTATTACTGTTAATGGTACTGTGGGAGTTGATTTAGATCAGCAAAGAAAAGGTGTTCAGAATACTGTAGTTGAGAAGATTGACACTGAATCTCTTGGATCACGAATGGTAAGTCGTGAAATCATTTACTTCATGAGGAGCCGTAATATTGAATTTAGTGGAAGAAGTTTAAAACCATATACTAGAATATATGCTTTCTTAGATGGGATAGATGTTACTGATCATTGCTTCAGTAAGCTTGTTGAAATATCAATGGTTACTGGTACTTTCGAGGTGGGTGAAACAATTATAGGTGCAATGAGTTCCGTTGCTCTCAGCGCTCAAGATTTTAACGATAGTACTCTTCCTAAGATTAATTGCATAGCTGCACAAGCTAATCACAAGTATGGCCCATTTGATGATCCTAGTGATGTTTTTGTCAATAATCCTTATGATAGGACAAATATTCTTCCTGCATCCTATTCTGAAAGTTCTACTATTTTAAATATTGACACTAATACTTTGGCTGCTGAAGAAAATGCATCTCAAGGTGGTTATCTTGCTGCAGGAATGACCCTTATAGGGCAGACAAGTGGAGCACAGGCAACAATAACTGGTCTTGGTATGATGACAGATCAGATAGGAACTTTAATTGGTTCTCTTAGAATTCCTGATGCTACTAATACTCAAAATCCAACATTTGAAACTGGTAGAAATAGATTAAGGCTTAGCAGTAGTGAAACTAATAGTACCATAACTGGTTTGTTTAGCACTGCTGCAGAAGAAACTTTCTACTCTCAAGGTGATATAGATCATAGTGAAGAAGTTACACTTTCGCTTAGAAATGCAGAAGTTAGTGTAGATACTTCTGAGACTAATCCTGATCTTCTACAAACTAGAACTATAGGTGATAGCGATAGTGCTTCTGCATCAACAACATTGCCTAGCGTTACAGAAACTACTGGAGAATACTTAGATCCTCTTGCTCAATCTTTCACTGTTGATGATAGTGAAGGAGTCTTTATAAGTAGTGTGGATGTATTCTTCCAGTCCGTTGACATTAGTGGACCTGTTTATATTCAAATGCGTGAAGTGGAATTGGGAATGCCGGTTACAAAATACATAGCAGGATCTCAAGTAACGGTAGATCCTAATAATATTAGCACTTCTCAAGATGCTACTATTCCTACTAATATTAAGTTTGATTATCCAGTATATCTTAATGGAAAGAAAGAATATGCTTTGGCAATTCTTTCCAATGCAACAGAATATAGAGTTTGGATTTCTAGATTAGGTGAAGTTGATGTAACAACTTTAGATCAAGGAGAATCTGGACAGACATTGGTTTCTACACAAACTCTTTTAGGATCTCTCTTTAAATCACAAACAGGTTCTACTTGGACTCCAAGTCAATACGAAGATCTTAAGTTTAAACTGTATCGTGCTAATTTCGTTTCAAATGGAAATGTTCAATTCTTTAATCCTCCACTCGATGTTGAAATGGAAAGGATTAAGAGTGATGGATTAATTCCATATAGTAATGACATTAGAGTGGGTGTTAATACTGTATTGCAAGATACTAGTTTAATAGCAGGTAGTAAGGTTACGCAACAGAATACAACTGCATCTGGAATTTTTGTTGGATATGGTGGATCAGCAACTGGAACTTTAGGATTAACTAATACTGGTATTGGATATACTCCTTTGGCTGGTAATTGTTTCTATCCAGGTGTTTCTCTTAAGACCCTTACTGGAAGTGGTATTGATGCTACAGCAAATATAACTGTGAAGAATGGAATAGCAGTGGCAGCTACTGTTACCTCTGTTGGTGGTAAAGGATATGTTGTTGGTGATATGTTAACCGTAACTTCAATTGGTGCAACTACAACTGGATCTGGAATGAGACTTTCAGTTTCCTCTATTGCAGGACCAAATGAATTGAGGTTGGTTGGAGTTCAAGGTGAATTTACAACAGGTTCTTCTGATTACTTAAAACATCAAAATAGTGTTGGAGTAACCACTACCATGAATTATTCTGTTGGTAAGAGTGGAGCTGTTATTCCACAATCACCAATTAGAACCTTAACTGATGGTCTTCATATGAAGATTTTCCATAGAAATCATGGCATGCATACTGATGGTAATGTGGTCACTTTAAAAGGTGTAGGGTCTGATGTTTCTCCATCAACTTTAAGTGCTGCTATTCTTAATACTACTACATCTGCAATTGGTATAGGTGCTACTACTAATTTTGCTGCATTTGAAAATGTAGCAGTTGGATCTACCAATGCTGGTTATGTTAAGATTGGAGAAGAAATTATTAAATATACAGGAGTTTCTGGGGCTACTCTAACAGGAATTACCAGAGCACAAGAAGGAACTATTGCTGCTAATCATGCAGCAGATGATCAAGTTTATAAGTATGAGATGGATGGTATTTCTCTAAGGAGAATTAATACAAATCATAATCTCAATGAAGTAACTGTAGATGATCCTATTACTTTGGATACCTATTATGTGAAGATTGATATGGCTAGTAATGGTGAGAATAGAACAGGTGCAGCAGGCAGTTTGCCATCACTTCATTTTAATAGCACTAAATCTAGTGGAGGGGTTAATGCTAAAGCAACATATAACATCCCATTTGAGGAAGTAATACCGAGCTTTAATGTGATAGCACCAACTGCTACTAATGTGACTGCAGCCATCAGAACAGTAAGTGGTACTAGTATTGATGGAATTGAATCTTCCTTTGTAGATAAGGGATTCCAAGATATTACTATTAATCAGCCTAATTATTTTGATTCTCCAAGAATTGTTGCTTCTAGAATTAATGAAGAAACTTATTTGGGATCCCTTCCTGGATATAAATCTCTTACTGTGAATATGAGTTTGAGTACTGGAAATCCAAAATTGTCTCCTATGATCGATTTGGATCAAGCATCGTGTAAATTTATCACAAATAGGGTTAATTCTCCTATAGATAATTTTGCTACCAATTATAAGGTTAAAGGTGTACCTGATGATCCTTGTAGATTCTTCTATGTTAGTAAGAATATTGCACTTGAGAATCCTTCCACTTCATTAAAGGTTATTTTAGATGCTTATGTGAATAATTCTAATGATTTAAGAGTATTCTATGCTTTGGATCAGAATACATTAGTCGATGAAGTCATATTTACTCCTTTCCCTGGATTTAGTAATTTAAATCAAGACAGAGAAGGAGTGATTATTAATAAAGCTAACAGTGATGGAAAGTCAGATAAGTCGTTTGCTAGGACTGATTCTTTTCAACCAGTTCCATCGCAAGGTATGTTTAGAGAAATGCAATTTACTATAGATAGATTGCCTTCATATAATTCATTTAGGATTAAGATTATTGGAACCAGTACCAATCAAGCTTATGTTCCCAAAGTGAGAAATCTTAGAGCCCTTGCATTAGCATAATGGCATTAATTAAAGTCAAGGATCATGATGGTTTTTATAAAGATACTTCTACGGGAGCTATCGTGAATACCAACACTTCTGATTATCAAAAGTATATTCACAATAGAAATAAACTTTTTGCAGATCAAGAAAGATTAGAATCACTTGAAGGTGATTTGGATGATGTGAAGGGTGATTTAAAAGATATTAAAATTATGCTTAAAACTTTTTTAGAGGCAAATGGCTAATAAAAACATCATTTTTGATCCTAACGCTGGGGTTTCCTACGGTGCCAATGTAACTATTAACACTGGAGCAACTTTTGAGGAAACTTTTAAAGTTAAGAATACAGATAAAACTAATTTTGATTTTACTAATTATAGTGGTTCTTCTCAGATGAGGAAGAGCATTGGANCNGGATCCACNACTATAGCAGCAGCTACTTTTACTGTTGGATTTACAAGTGCNGCGGCAGGAGAATTTAAGATTTCATTAGATGCTAGTGGTACTAATGGATTAGCAGGTGGTAGATATGATTATGATATTTTAGTTAAAGCAGGTGGTGCTACAGATACTATCCTCAATACTGGCGTAGCTGTGGGACATACTGTAGGGGTGGGAAGTGTTAATTTTATAGTTAATAAAGTAACAGATGTAGCAGTTGGTGATTCAATGTCAGTGGGGTCTGCATTGTCAGATATCTATGTTACAGGTATTGCAGTCACCACTAGTACTATTACTATAGGAACTGCTCATACACATTCTGCTGAGATTTTACCAGGTACTGCTGTTACATTTACAAGAGCTGGTACAGCAGCATCTACTTATAGGATTGCTTCTGGAAACGTATTAGTTCTATCAGGAGTTTCTTCTGCACCATAAATATATCAAAGGATACTTGTGTTAAATGGCGCAACCTACTACACGAACCGAATTTAAAGAATACGTGCTAAGGAAGTTAGGTGCTCCTGTGTTGGACATTAACCTTGCTTCAGAGCAGTGCGAAGATTTGATTGATGATGCTCTGCAATTCTTTTATGAAAGACATTTTGATGGGGTTCAACAGTGTTATTTGAAATATCAGATAACAGATGACGATATTTTGAGAGGAGAAGCAAGACCTCCTGGAGCTCCATCTGGCAAATCAGAAACAGGGATAACAACTACCACTGTTACGCAAAGTATGCCCACTAAGGGGAGTACAGATTTTAATTGGTACGAAAATAGTAATTATATACCTATTCCCAATGCAGTTATAGGAATTAATAAAATCTTTCAATATGATAACGCTCAATCAATGAACGTTAGCAACATGTTTAGTTTTAAATATCAATTATTTTTGAATGATATTTATTACTGGGGACAGACTGACTTATTATCATATTCTATGACAATGAGTTATTTGGAAACTATGAATTTCCTCTTAAATACTCATAAGCAAATTAGATTTAATCAGAGACAAGATAGATTGTACATGGATGTTGATTGGAGTGACATTAATGCTGGTGATTTTATTATCATTGATTGTTGGAGGACTGTAGATCCTGCTGATTTTCCAAGAGTGTGGAATGATTCGTTCTTAAAGCCTTATACTACTGCATTATTTAAGAAGCAATGGGGACAAAATCTTATTAAATTCCAAGGTGTAAAACTTCCTGGTGGTATTGAATTTAATGGAAGACAACTTTATGATGATGGTCAAAGAGAAATTGATGAAATTAAGCAAAGCATGCTCAGTACTTATGAACTTCCACCTTTAGATTTGATAGGTTAAGATTATGGTACTTAATCCATACTTCCTTAATGGTTCGAAAAGCGAACAAGGACTACTTCAGAATCTTATAGATGAACAATTGAAGATGTATGGCGTNGANTGCTATTATATGCCTCGTAAATATGTTTCCAAAGCTACTGTTATAAAAGAAGTTATTGAGTCAAAATTTGATGATGCATATCCATTAGAAGCATATGTTGATAATTATGAGGGATATGGTGGTCAAGGAACTATTCTTTCTAAATTTGGAATACAAGAGCAAGATGATCTTACCTTGATTATTTCAAGAGATAGATGGGAAACTTATATTCAACCTTTAATTAAGAATTTACCTAATGTTGAGTTATCAACTAGACCTAAAGAAGGAGATCTTATATATTTTCCTTTAGGCGATAGGTTATTTGAAATTAAGTATGTAGAGCATGAGCAACCTTTTTATCAATTAAGAAAGAATTATGTTTATCAATTGAGATGTGAACTCTATAGATATGAGGATGAAACTATTGATACTGGTATTGATACTATTGATGATGAGATAGAACAACTAGGTTATATTCAAACTCTTACTTTAATAGGAACAGCTACTACTGCAGCAGCATCAGTTTCTATAGCAAGCAGTGGTGCTATTAATAGAGTTACTATAACCAATATGGGTAATAGTTATACTATGCCACCTATTATTGGATTCTCTTCTGCTCCTGCAGGTGGAACCACNGCGGTGGGTGTTGCTTCTATAACTAATGATTTTGTTAATTGTGATGGATTGTTTGGAGGCAAAGTTGCTGCTATTTTACTTACTAATGCAGGTTCTGGATATACNGAAGCTCCTACTGTAACTATTCAAGGTGGAGGTGGTGTTGGAGCAGCAGCAACTGTGGGAATTGCTACAACTACTGGATCTATTCAAACTATTAGTATCGCAAGTACTCCTGGTGCTGGATATACTGCTAATCCAACTATTACCTTTGGTCAACCTGGAACAGCATTTAGTGGTCCTACTGCTCATTATGCATATGGTATCGCTCATGCTAATGTAGCAGGTATACTAACTACAGCATATATTATCAATCCTGGCACTGGATATAGTGCTGCTCAACCTCATGTTGGTATAGTAACAGTTCAAAATCCTGCTGGTGTAGGTGCCACTATGGGCAAAGGAACATTCCTCTTTAATGAAGTTGTTAAAGGAATTGATAGTGGAACTGAGGCACGTGTTAAGGAATGGGATGCTGATAATAATCAACTTGAAATTGGGATTGTTGCTGGAACATTTGGTAGTGGGGAAGTAATTATAGGACAATCTTCTGGAGCCACTTATACAATTAGGAAGGTTAATACTGATGATTTGGTAGATCCATTTGCAGATAATGATGTAATAGAATCAGCAGCAGATGATATTATAGATTTCACTCAGACCAATCCTTTTGGAATGCCTTAGTTAAAAAGTTGTTAAATAGTATTATATCCCCCTAGAATAGGACGATGTTTGAGTATTTTTATAACGAGATTTTTAGATCTGTTATTATATCTTTTGGTTCTCTTTTCAATGGATTGGAGATCAAGCATACGAATAATGATAATACAGTAAGTGTTATCAAAGTTCCTCTTGCTTATGGGCCAACTCAAAAATTTCTTGCCAGACTAGAGCAGCAAGCAGATTTAAATAAACCCATTCAGATGACTCTTCCAAGAATGTCATTTGAATTCAATGGTTTACAATATGATCCTACTAGAAAATCTACTCAGACACAACAATTCTATGTAACTAATCCTAGTGATGGAACCCAAGTAAAGAAAGCATATCTTCCAGTTCCATATAATATGAATATTGAATTAAGTGTAATGACAAAGTTGAATGATGATGCATTACAAATTATAGAACAAATTCTTCCTTATTTTCAACCGGCATATCAAATTCCTATTAAATTTCTGACTGGTGATAATGCAAATGATAAAAAAGATGTAGCTGTTAATCTTGATTCAGTTACTATGGAAGATGATTATGAAGGTAATTTCGATACTAGAAGGGCACTTCTTTATACTTTAAGATTTACTGCTAAAACTTACCTATATGGTCCTGTTACTGATGTATCTAGTGACGTTGTTAGGAAGGTTCAAATTGGATATATTGCTGGTAACAGAGCAACTGGTGCATATGATAGGGATGTTACTTATAGTGTTGTTCCTAAGGCAACTAAGGATTATGATGGTGATGATAAGACATTCTTGTCTGAGAATGTTGATTTGACTGAAACTGTTATCACAGTAGATAATGCTGAAGCACTTACAGTTAATACTAATATCTACGTTGGTCAGGAGAACATTTATATTGATAAGATTTCTGGAAATGACTTAACAGTCAAGAGGGGTCAATTTAATACTACTGCTCAAGAGCATGTTTTAGGAGCAAAAGTATATGAGATCACTAGTGCGGATGCAGATCTTATTGAGGTTGGTGATGACTTTGGATTTGATGGAAGTGTATTTTAGGGAATGATCCATGNATGATGTAACTGATGTCATAGTTGAACAAACAGAATCTGTGGGTATACAAAAACCTGATAGATTAANTAAAGACGATATCGAAAAGGATTATGAATATACAAGGGGTAATTTATATTCTATAATAGAAAAAGGTCAAGAGGCAATTAATGGTATTCTTGAACTTGCTCAAGAGAGTGAAATGCCTAGAGCATATGAAGTAGCAGGTCAGTTGATTAAGAGTGTTTCTGATGCAACTGATAAATTGATGGATCTTCAGAAGAAGTTGAAAGATGTTAATGAAGAACAAGAAACTAAGGGACCAACTACAGTTAATAATGCTTTATTTGTAGGATCTACAGCAGATTTACAAAAATTGTTGAAAGGTCAAAATACATCTAAATAGTAGGGGGGAGAGAAATCCCAAAGTACCTTAGATACTCA